AGTTCTATGGAAAGACCATGATCGAGAATGTGGTTGAAAATCTTGGATATCGAAATCACTATACCTTGGTTACGCAGCGTGCCCATTATGACGAGTATCGATTCGTCTTTGATCAGATAGCACACAAGGTAACGGATCTCAGGGTTGTCCTGCTGGATGGGATTACCGGTGGTGCTGCCGAGAGCTGCCTCAGGGCCGAGGAACACATCGATCCTAGGTTACCGCTGATGATCGCCAACTGCGATCAAATGATGGACTGGGACGAGATTGGATTCAAGGCCTGGTTCCTAGACAGTGGCCTTGACGGTGCCATCCTGACCTTTGACAGCCAGAGCCCGAAGAACAGCTACGCCGAGGTCAATGACCAGGGTTTGGTGACCAAGACCGCCGAAAAGCAGGTGATCAGCAAACATGCTACCAACGGCATCTACGTCTGGCGGAAGGCCGAGGATTTCTTCTCGGCTGCCAGGGAGATGATCGATCTGGATCTAAAGCAGAACAACGAGTTCTATGTCTGCCCGACATTTAATTTGAACATTTCATGGAATCAAAAAATTGGCATTTATAAACTGGAAAACGGATGTCATTGGCCCATAGGAACTCCAGAGGATCTAACCATTTATCTATCACACATGAGGGATCGATGATGCAGGTGTTCAATGCCGACCAGTTCAGCCACGGTTGGTTCGTCGGAGACTTCGAACCGGCCGCTTACAGGACCAAGGATTTCGAGGTGGCATACAAGATACACCGTGCCGGTGAATACTGGGCGCCACATTACCATGCCGTTGCCGACGAGATCAACTATCTCATCACCGGCACCATGGAAACCAACGGTGTGCGCCTGGAAGCACCCTGCGTTTTCGTGATACCAAAGGGCGAAATATCACGTCCGATTTTCATCACGGACGTGTCACTGATAGTGATAAAGATGCCCAGCCTGCCCGGGGACAAGTACGAGGTGGCAGATTGATCGAAAGCGGGGCCCCAACGGAGGAAAATCCATGACCATCAACATCGTCCAGGATCGCAAGGATCTTGATAACTATTTTTACGTGCGTTACCGCATCACCAGCGCAACCACCGTGCAGGATGCCGCGTATGATCTAGCGGTCGGACAAAGCATCGGAAATCCTTCCAAGCGTAGCGTTTGGGAAACGCCCGAGATGATCGATGCGTATTGTTGCAAGATCCTCCGGGGTCCTGACCTAGACAAGCAGTCCGGTGAGGTTGAGATAGGTTTCCCGCTTGCCAACATCGATTGGGCTACCGACGGTGTTGCACAGCTGATCTGCATGATCATGGGAGGTAACACCGACATCGATCGCATACTTCGCTGCCGCGCATTGAGCCTGGAATTCAACGAGGCCTACATCTCCGGCAACTTCAACAAGCCCCGATACGGGCTTTCGGGATTCCGTGAGCTTACCGGAAGATACGACAAGCCCCTGTTTGGCGGCATCGTCAAGCCCAAGACCGGCATCACGCCACAGCAGCTATTGGACATGACCAAGCAGCTGGTGGACGGTGGCGTTGATTTCATCAAGGAGGATGAGATCATGAGCAATCCCGCCATCTGCCGCCTCGAGGATCGCGTTGAGCTGATCAGCAACTACATCAACACCACGAATGTTGTTTATTGCTTCTGCATCAATGCCGATCCCGCATATGTCGTACCCCGCGCCCGATTCGTCGCTGAGAACGGGGGCCGAGGGGTACACATCAACGTGTGGAGCGGGCTGGGCGCATACAAGAGCATACGTGACCTTGATCTCCCGTTGTACATCCATTACCAGAAGAGCGGAGACAAGGCGTTCACGCACAAGGACAACGCCTTCAGCATCTCCTGGCAGCTTTGCTGCCAGCTAGCGGCATGGTGCGGGGTTGATACCATACATGCCGGAATGTGGGGCGGGTATCTCAGCGATCCCGAGGACGAACTGCGAGAGACCATGCGGATACTGACCGACGGTAACGTAACACCTGCGCTGAGCTGCGGCCTTACTGCCGAGCTGATACGGCCCATCGTCGACAAGTTTGGCGTCAATTGGCTTGCCAACAGCGGTGGCGGCATACATGGAGATCCGCAGGGTACCGTCGTTGGTGCGAGAAAGATCCGCGACGCGGTTGATAGGATAGGGTGACGATGCGAGTTGCCCTACAGCTGAGCGGCCGACTTCGATACACCGAGGATAGCGTTAACTCCATAATGGCTGCCATCGTGGAGATACATAACCCCGACATATTCTGTAGCTTCTGGGAACCAGAAAATCCAGAAGCAGTGTCCCAGCTCATTGGATTTTTCCGCCCACAGCTGGTGGAGATCGAGAGGCAGGATCTCATTAGACCGTATCTGGATGATCTCTTCAGGTTCAACGTCCATGCCAACATGCCGAGCATGAGCTACAAGTTCCACAGGGTGTCGATGCTTCGGCAGGCACACGAGAGGAAATACAACGTTGGATACGACTGCGTCATACAGGCCAGGACCGACAATCTCTTCTTCGAAACCCTGACCAACCAGGTGCATATGCCCGTTGGGTCACCAGGGATATATTGTTCAAACAAATCCATCAACTCCGCGATCGATCCATACATACAACCAAGGATGGTTGATAACTTCTACCTCGGTGATCCTGCCAGCATGGACTTAGCCGCTTCCACATTTTGGCACCTGCGGGGAAAAGCGCAGCAATACACCGATGCCGGTCTGCTGCATCACGTTAGGATACCCGAGATCATACAAAGCCAGATATGGCAGGATCTCGGAATATCAATCAACACCTTGCAAGGATCAAGCAAGGTCGGCGATTTCCCATATGAGATAGATCGCCGAGAAACGCAATGGAAATGAGAAGATGAAGCTTTTATACGTTGTGCATCGATATGCGCCTTATCCCGGTGGATCGGAAATCTATGTGCAGGGCATGGCCGAGGAGAGCCTTCGCCGGGGACACGACGTCATGGTGTTTGCCGGTGAGCACCAGGGTGATCACAACGGCGTCAAGGTCACCAGTGATGCCAACATCTTGCTTAATAGCTGGGACCTGATAGTGGTCCACGGTGGAGACGTCAATGTACAGAATTTCGTGCTTTCCAATGCTAGCCGCATACCTAGCCCTATTCTTTACCTGCTTGTTCTACCAAGCGATAGCGATGTCTGCCTTGGCGGCCTTCGTGATTGCCAGTGGATCGGTTGCAGCACTCCACAGGACTGGCAACATTGCGAGAAGCACGGTGCAACGTACAAGGCGGTAACCGTTCGCCATGGGATCACCTGGCAGGACTGCATGGGCAAACCCGGTTTCAAGGCCCGGCACGGCATCACCGGCAGGATGTTCCTGTCCTGTGGAGGATACTGGCCAAACAAGGCCATGCGAGAATTGGCAAATGCCTTTGAGATCGCAAATCCCACGGATTCCGTTCTGGTGACGACCGGATACGATAATCGCATGGATCTCATGCCGGAGGAAAGCCACCTCGTGAAACCGATGTTGCTGGAGGATAGGCAGGAGGTGCTATCGGCGATCTACGATGCTGATTGCTTGATCATGCACAGCTACCAGGAAGGGTTTGGGCTCGTGCTGCTGGAAGCCATGCTGAACCAAACCCCATGGATCGCCAGGAGGATAGCCGGTGCCGATCTAATGAAGGATCATGGCCAGGTCTACGACACTGACGACGAACTGATATTCCGCATACGTACCTTCGATCGCAAGGACTTCAACATCGAGGCCGCATACAATCATGTGACCGGTAATCACCTGATCGGTAATACCGTCGATGACATCGAGAACGTTGCTAGGTTAGCTGCCAACCGTGGTACGTAAGTACCAATTATTGGCCGTCTCCACTATATCCCTTAGCTGATGAACTGGTTTCCAGCCAGTTAGGCTCATCAATCTGGTTGGATCAGCCGTGAGAATCGCCGGATCACCTTCCCTGCGCTGATCCATCAAATATTTCACTTTTTTGCCGGTCACGTCCTTGATCATGTTGATCACATCCATGACCGAATATCCCTGACCGGTACCTATGTTGGCAACGAGGCTTGTTTCCTTATCCAGGTATTCCAGGGCCAACACATGCGCTGATGCGATGTCGCTAACATGGACATAGTCCCGAACGGCCGTCCCGTCTACGGTGTTGTAATCATTACCAAATATCTTAAAATTTTCGTTCTTTCCGTGTGCAGCAGCTATGGCCAGTGGTATGAGATGCGTCTCAGGCTTGTGCATTTCACCAGATCTCATCAGGGGGTCGGCACCTGCGGCATTGAAGTAGCGAAGGGTAGCATATCGGAGACCTTTTAGGTCCGATGCCCACCTAAGCATGCGCTCTATGGCGAGCTTGCTTTCTCCGTAGGGGTTCATTGGATCCAACCGAGAATCCTCTCCTATCGGAACGTCGTTGGAGGTACCATAGACCGCTGCCGTGCTGCTAAAGACCATCTTGGGTATCCTGTGTGCGATCATCCTATCGATGAGGATCATGGTGTTGTTGATGTTGTTCATGAGATAGTGCATGGGCCTCTTCATGCTATCTCCTACTATCGATAGGGCCGCTAGATGCACAACTCCATCGTATTTCCATGTTCCCATGGCCATGTCAAGTGTGCTTGTCGTACCAACGGACCCCATGATCATCTTCGCGCCAACCGGATAGCACATGCGATGTCCGGTTGATAGGTCATCGATGACATGCACCTCGTGTCCCTGATCCATTAAATGCAACGCCACGTGGCTGCCAATGTATCCGGATCCTCCGGTCACCAAATATCTTCCCATGTAATGATGTTAACCAATGTCTCCGTGGTTTTTCAACCAACGGCGATCATCACCATTTGCGGCAGGACCAGTAGCGTGCCTTGTGTCGGGGTCCAGGATTATCGCAATGATGGCGGGCACGGAAGCTCTTGCGGGCCTTTGGATTGCTGCGCCTGATGCGCATGTCAGGGTCACCAAAATTAACCTTGACCACCCGATCGCCCTTCTTCACATATACCTTGAACTTCTTAACGTCACCCTTCATCGGCTTACCAAGCGGGACCTTCCTACCGTGGTACTCGGCCTCGGTAAGATGATCGTCCTCTGGCCATTCCATCCAGCCGTAGCTTTCATAGAACGAATCCCCGTCGTGGGTTTCTTCGGTTAGCTGTGTGCTCTCGATGAGCGTGATGATCTGTCGAATGTCCATGATGTTATTTATCCATGAGAGCCACATGGCCGGTTGTTCAATAGGTATAAATACCACACACTTAAAAGGAGGTACATCCATGTTCACGTGTATGGAATGCGGCCGAGGATTTGGCCAGATAACGGGCAAGCATCTAAAGACCCACGGCATCAATACCGTGGCCGAATACCTGGCAAAACATCCTGGGGCCCAAACGGTGGAGGGACGAAAGGACTCCACCGAAACCATCGAGCGCAAGAGGATCGCACGCACGGGCAAGAAGCATAGCGAGGCTTCCAAGGCGAGGATAGGCGCTGGTAACCGGGGCAAGAAGATGAGCGCGGAGGCCATTGATAAATGGCGTGAAAGCTACGCGCGATACCTGGAGGAGCATGGTAGCCCAATGCTGGGCAAGGATCGGGGAGAAGCGTTCAGGAAGAAGATGAGCGAGATCGCTAAAGCACGGCCCAAGGAATCGGTGGATGCCAAGGTTGCACAGATGTTGGCTGCCCGGCGGGGGAGCAAGGCCGCGCCTGAGCAGAGGGATCGGTATAGGGAAGCTAGGCTCAAATACATTGCAGACCATCCAGATAAAACACCAAAAAGGATGTTTAACACAAAACCAGAGCAACAATTTGTTGCTATATTGGATTCTTGCAATCTACCTTATGAACGAAATTTCCGCCTCGGGAATAGATTATTTGATTTCAAGATTTGTGATGATGTTCTCATTGAAATTGACGGTCCTTATCATAGGACACTTGGATTTTATATCAACCCGTCTGCATCAGACGAGGAAAAGGTGGAAAAACTACGACGGTTTATTGAACGTGATCGCGTAAAAGATAAGATTGCAAGAGATAATGGATTCTTTATCTATCGTATCCCCGTTGGACAAGGGATGCCAGCTAATTGGATTGAAATCTTGCAGAGCTATGGATGCGATCTGTTTTAGCCGATAAAAAACCCGGCATTTCTGCCGGGTTTTTCTTTTGTGCGGTTCTTGACAAACCGCACAAAATGTGTCATAGAAACTTCAAATGTGCGGTGTTGATGCCGATTCCCGCCAGGTAGTCAGCCGCGTTGCCAAGGCTGCTTGCGGTGTTCGACAGCTCCAGGTAACCGTACCTGGTCATGAAGCTCACCACCGGCTCGAAGGTGTTCGGGTCGATGATAACGCCAGAGCTGGTCAGCGGCACGTATGGGCAGTAGTAGGCAGCAGCGTCGATCTCGCCCGGTCCCTTGTATCCAACCAGCACCGGAGTGGCGTCAGCTGCATACTGGTCAACGTAGACGCGCATGCTGTTGTTCAGGGTTCCAACGAACTTGGTGTTGGTCGGAGCCTCGAACGTTCCCTCGGTGGTACGAGCGAATGCAGAGGTGGTTGCGCTCTGCAGGATCGTCAGGGCGGTCGGGGAAACGACAACCCAGTTACCAGCACCACGGCGGGTACGTGCAGCGATCAGGTTCGCACCACGATTGATCAGAACGGCCAGTGCGGCGTGCTCGTCACCAACGTAGGTAGCAGTACCGGAAACCGCACCCTGGTCGTAGGTCAGGGTCACGCCGGCCAGGGTACGCAGCGACACCAGGATTTCCTGGTCGATTTCTGCGGTGATTTCCTGTGCCAGTGCGGCCATGATCTCGGCCTCAATGTCAATTCCCTGCTGTGCCTGGGCGTCCTGCGCGGCCTCGAAGGTCCAACGTGCGCTCAGCTTGCGGGTCTTGGCTTCCACCGTCTCCTTGAGGATCTGGATGTTCAGCCTCTTACCAGCGGTACCTTCCAGCATGCTCGTCGGAGCCGCCTTCGGGGTGGTAACGTCGCCATTGCCGCTGTAGAAGCGAGCGATGTCGAACGGGCTCAGCGCTTCCGCACCGGCGATCACGCCACCAGCAACCGGTGGGTTCGGGTAGGTGTCGGCGTAACGAACGCGCAGGGTGTGGATCTGACCAACCGGGCCGCTCATGGGCTGCACGCCGATGATCTCGTTGGCGATCACGGTCGGCATCACACGACGGATGACCGGCAGGATGACCTTGTTCAGGGTGGCAACGTTACCAGCGCTGGTTGAGCCTGGGGTTGCGTTCTCGAACAGTATTCCGCTCTTGGCCTGTAGGTCCTTGCGGGTGTTCTCGAGGATGACTTCCATGACCTTCTTGCGATTGCCGCTCAGACCTTCGCAGAGGGCGGTCTTGGTAGCCGTCCAATGTGTCTCGAAGAGGTTCTTACTCATTTTCAATAGCTCCTTAGTTCTTGATACCTGCGAGGTGTAGAATCACGCCAAGGTCATCTGGTGTCTTGGTCTCCTCTATCACTGCTTTGGCTAGGGTGTTGTTAGTCCTGTCACCGGTCTTGGCAACAGTGGTTGTTTGGCTGGCCTCAGAAAGCTGAGCCTTCTGGGGAGCGCGGGCACCGTTGACCACTGCTGGAAGGTAACGTGTGAAGGCTTCCTTCAGGTTTTGCGTCCTGACGTCCCTCAGCATGTCTTCCATCACGGCCTTCTTGTCGCGCGCTAGCGGTGCCAGCAGCTCATTGAGCGTCTGGATCCTCTGCACGCGGTCGTTGGCTGCCCGCACCTTGGATTCAGCTGACTCAACGAGCTTGGTCTTCTCGTCGAGCTTTGCCTGTGCCTCGGCCAGCGCGGCCATCTGTTCCTGAAGCTGACGGCCCAGCTTCTTGACCTCACTACCCTCAGAAAGATAGCTAGCCATGTATTCAGCTGCCACGGCCTCGAAGATGCGGCGACCAAAGTTGTTCTGTCGAGCAACCTTGATGTCATCTCGCCACTGCACCAGCTCGCTCCTGATCACCTCGTTCAGGGTCTTGTCGACCGCTGAAGTTGCGCGATTAATGAACTTGCTCTGTGCCTCGGCCAGCTTCTTCTTGCCTTCCTGTGCCAGCTTGACTCTCTGCTCAACCAAGGCCTTCTTATCAGCCTGGAACTCGGCGATCTCCTCGCTGAGCTGCTTGAGCACAAAACCTTCCAGCTTGTTAACACGAGCTGCTAGCTCGCGGGCGCTGCTTTCCTTGACGGTTTGCAGTTCCTTTGCCATTTCACGACGCTGTGCCTCGAGGGTTTTGCGATCCTCGACGAACTCGGCGATCTCAGCCTTGAGCTGTTCAGCAATGAATGAGTTGAGCTTATTGGTATGCTCAGCCATCATCTTTGCGTAAACCTTCCTGGCCTCCATCGTTGCCTTGCTCAGCTTTGCGCGCTGCTTGATCATTGCCGAGCGATCCTCGGCAAATTCGGTTAGTTCAGCGCGAATCGCATCGCCCAGCATCTTGTCCATGGCTTCAACAAGCACTGCCTTGTCATTGGAATAACGGGCAGCATAATCCTCCTGGAGCTTCTGCTCCATGGCCTTGACCTTGTTGTCAAAGGCCTCCTGGAGAGCGGTCTTGACGTCTTCGCCAAGCACCTCATTTTCCAGGAGATCCTTAATTTCCTTATCCATAGGACGATACTCCTTATCTAAATTTCAACTCATCGACCCAGCTCAGGAGTATCTGCTTGAGATGCTTCTGTGCGGTGGCATCGTGCTTTACGCTTTCAGCCAGTTCATGGATCTTGTAGCCGTGCTTGCGGTTCATGATAGCCTCATACATGGGGGTCGGGTATGCATTTGGCGCAGACGGCTTGGCCACTATGTCAACGGTGAGCATGTCAAATTCGGATACTCGTCCGTTATCATCAACGTTACCCGATCCACGAGAGCTGACACCCAGCTTGACCCCGCAATCCAATAGCGTTCTCACGATGTTGCCGCACGGTGTAGGCAATATCTGTAGCTTGCCGTAACCGTTTGCACCATCCATCCACATCTCGGTGATCTTGTGGCTAACCCGATCGAGATGTATTTGCAGTTCCTGTGGGTGATCGCATTCACCAAGAACACCATTGTCTTCCTTGATGGCTTGCTTGATGCTTTCAACGGCCTTGCGGATTTCATTAACAGGATAAACGCGACCGTTGTGGTTGCGGAGATCACCCTGTATGAAGATCCCTTTCATGTAGACGTTCTTCACGCCACCATGATTGATGTCATCCTCCATGATGATCTCGGCCCTGGCCGCATCATAGTTGAGAGTTTCGATTAGTACGTTTTGATTCTTCATTATGCCCTTGAAATCCAACGATCCTGTAAACCTATTTAATAGCCCATCCCAAATGATGGCAATTTGACGGTCATTTTGGCCGGATTATTTCAAAATAATCCAGCCAAAATGAATATCAATCGATTACTTCAGGTTCTGACCGCCCTTGCTGAGCGGGCTGGTGTTGTTGATCGCACCAAAACCATCGCTCGTTGACTTGTTGATCAGGGCGGCGCTATCGCCTTCCTTCTTCACGCTGCTCGAGCCATCGCTGGCCTTCCTGCGGCGGTTATCGTCGGTTCCAGGAAGCTTCGCGCTCTTTGGGGCCGCCTTCAGGGCGTAACCGTTCTCGGTCGATCCCTGTCCGGTGACCACCGGCTTTGCACCCATGCGGGAGGTCTGGCTCGGAGGGACCGGGCTCTTTGCGTCGTTACCGGTCGTCATGCCGCTCGAAGCAGCACCAGCGTCCTTGGCGGTCTTGTTGGTCTTGAGCATGTCGCGCTCGATGACCTCAAGGTCCAGGCTTTCAGCGATCTCGTCGAAATCCTCGTCGAGCTCCCAGCTCTCCTCTTCCTCTCCGGCTTCCTCGCCTTCACCTTCCTCTCCGCCTTCGCCTTCCTCTCCGGCTTCCAACCTCTCAAACTCAGCCTTCAGGGCTGCAAGCGCGGCCTCGAGGTCTTCCATCTTGCCCTCAACGGAATCGAGGGATGCTTCCTCTCCGGCTTCCTCGTCGCCGGGCGGTGCCATCTCGATCTCGGAATCGGTATCAACCTCGACCTCATCGTCGTCCTCGCTCATGGTCTCCTCAAAATCGACCTCGTCTTCCATGGCCCTGATCTCTCGGGTGAGGTCCCTGCCCTCGTCTCCGCTACCACCGAGGGTCTCTTCCATGTCCATCTCAGAGGTCTCATCCAGATCCTCGTCATGGACTTCCTCATCCATGCTCATGAGTTCCTCATGGATGGCGCGTGCCTTCTCGATAAAAACCTGGTGCAGGAGATCGCGTGCCTTCTCCTCTTCATTCTTGGTCAGGTACTCAAGTACCTTCGTTAGCTTGGTGTTGGTCGTCATGGTAAACTCCTTTGCCAATGTGTGTTAGACAGACTCGGATTTATTTACACCGTCTGCGACGATTTGTCGTCATCAGCGGTAAAATCGGCCGATTTCATCTAAAATATCGATTAGAATCAGCTGACACGCATGATGTAATGGGTGGCAGGTCCGGTGGTTGATACCGGGGCGGTCAGTGACGGGGTCTGTATGGTACCGGTTGGTGTTGCCACGACGGACCCATCACACAGGGCCCATCCGGAAGGTATGAACGGATCGGATGACAGGATGATGCCCTGTATCGGAACGATGCTGTCATTGTTGGCGGAAATGACGCGCCCGGCCGAGTCAACCGTGACGTTGTTGTACGTTCCAGGGGTGACGGTGGTATTGCTCAGCGTTATCGTGACGTTAAAGACGGTTCCATCGGCGTTGGTGTTACCAAAGGCATCGCCCCTGATGATCACGTTTGATGGAGGAGTGTAACCAAGGGCAACGAATATGTCCTGATCAACTATGACGTTAGCGTCGGTGACCAGACCGTTACCGCCAACGAGGACCTTGCTCCAATAGCTGCTGGTATTGAGATTGGCATTCAGCACGTTGATGAGGTTCGAGGTGATCACCACGTCATTGCTGCCATCGAACATCGTGTTGCCGGTCATGGATCCATTGATGGATATGTTCCTGGCGGTGGATAGCACGTTTGCCGATGTTGCCGTGCCAAAGAACCTGTAACCGTTCGCATCAGTCGCCAACGTTATGCCTGGGGACATGCCATTGGGGAATCGCGCCTTGAACGGGTAGGAAATACCGGCTATCATCACCTCGTCCGATAGCTGCGACGGATTGATCTGCTGATGGCTCACCGCGCTGACTATCTGCCCGGCGCTCAGTATCAGCATGACCTCGACCGAGGGGCTAACGCTAACCGATGCGGTACCGGCATTGCCATCGAACGGTGGTGTTATCAGCAACCACCTGTATCCGTCCCAGACCTTTAGGCTGGACGCTACGGTGTCAAACCAGATCTGCCCCTGTATCGGAGAGGGCGGGGGCGTGCTGTTGGCAAAATGCTGCATCAACGCGATGAAGTTCTCGTTGAGGGGCAGTCCAAAATTGACGGTGTTTCTCCCTATCAGCGCAATGCTGGTCGAGGTCGTGTCGATCGAGCTGTCCTGCACGCTGGCCAACGGAGATCCATTGTATTTGGTCAGATTATATACCATTAGACGCCTCCTGGGGCTTCCTCGCCGGTCGATCCATAGATGATCTCCATGAAATCACCCCTCATCAGGTTTTCCAGATCCTTGGCGGCTCGCATCTTCTTCAGCTTGTTTAATGATAGCAGGGTGATGGTTGGCTTGCGGCTGTCATGTGCATGGCGCTGCATGATCATGTCATCCTCATCGTTCCTGTAGATCGGTTCTAGTTCATCGGCCCTCATGTCATTCCCCCGGATGTGGATATTTATCAGATAGTTTCGCCACCGAGGGCACCGGCCGCGGCCTCGCTACCGGCTTCTCCGCCAACCGCCGGGGTTTCTGCACCGGCCTCGCCTCCTGGTTCCTCACCACCTAGGGTTGCTTCGGGAGATTCCGGTTCGGAAGGCCGTATCCCAACCCCGCTGAGCCCCGGTTGGTCCTCGTCGCCGACGGTAACACCGATCTTGGTCTTGACCTTCTTGGCGTTCTCCTGCTTCCACATCTCCTCGTTCTTGAGGACGTCTTCCTCGGTCCAACTGAGGTATCGCATCAGGGCGAATCTCTTGCTGATGTACTTGGCCGCCTCGGTCTGCATGAGGCTCGAGAACACGGCGATCTGATCGGTATCAAGCGCCATCTGTCGGTACTGGGCAAAGCTCTGCGGTTCCCAGAATTGCAGCTCAAAGGTTCCGCTTTCGACCTCTATGCCCCTTCCCTTGAGGTACAGCTTGAACTCGCGATCCAGTACCGGTGCCATGAGATTCTGCAACCTCATGCAATACTTGGCAAATCGAAATTCCTGTACATAGGCGGTACCAACCTTGCCGTCATTGAACACGGTTGACCCGTCGTCAGGACCGGTTGGCAGATAGCTGCTCGGGATGCCAAGGCCACGTATCATCTTGTTGTTGAAGTATTTCAGGTCGTCGATCTGGCCAAGGTTCTCACCGCCCTGCAGGGTCTCGATCCTGGTGCCCTTACCCTCGGAGTTGGTAGCTAGGAAGTAGTCCTCGTTAATGGCCAGGGGGCTGTATGCGGCATCCAGTATGCTTTGCCCACCACCGGTCCTCGACGGTATCCTGCGCTGGTAGATCTCGTTCTTCATGCGCTCGACAACGGCCTGCGCTCTAGGTCCGCTGAGGCTTCCGGTATCGATGTAGAAAACCCTGCGCTCAGGCGCGCGAACGATGCGGTATATGAGGATGGAATCTTCCAGCAGGTCCTTCTGCTTGTAGACCTTGTAGATGCTTTCCAGCAGGCTGGTACCAAAAGGCCACTGGCTATCCATGCCTTCCGACAGACTGAGATGCACCACGTGGGTGGCATCTATCGCTATCTGATTGTCTGGCATGTTGAATCGGCTGGTCCTGGATCCCGGGCTGGAAGGTACGCCGTAGTTGATGGTACCGGCACCAGCCGCCGGATTTGAGCTGCGCGGGTACCCACCAGGGAAGCTGTATTGGTCGTGTACCAGCATGTTGCTACCAACAAGGCTAGTGAGGTTGATGTCGAGGTCCTTGATGACGTACTGCTCGATCTCCTTGCCCTTGGCCTCGTTGACGATGATCTTCTCCACCTTGGCAGGATCGATCCAAATCAGCTTGAAGGTCTCTGGATCCCTGATGTAGATCTGATCACCGTACTTGATGGTGTTGCGGAATGCCCGCCACAGGCGCTGCTGCCATCGATTGAGGCTACACCATTGGCTCAGCATTTCCTTGAGCAGCTTGACCTCCGTCTCGCTCATGTTGCCCTTGTACTTGATAATGAACGGTTCCTCTCCCGGATCGTAGTTCTGGGTGGAATAATCGGAAAGTATGTCCAACCCTTTGCTGATTTCTGAATCTAGATCCATCTGCTCGTACTGAATATAGCGTTCCACGCGATTTGGCGCGCCGCTGTAAACCTCCGGTAGGTAGCTGGAATACTTGGCGCCGGATCCTGCCGTGCTGCCCGATGATTGTTGGGTCGTGCGGTCAAGCCTCTGCGTAAGCCTTGCTTGGCTTGGTACCGCCGAAAAATATTTCTTCCATGACGCCATAGTGTTGATTTCTCTCTGAGAGTGATTCTGATCCGATATTTACCAGCTTTTTAGTACAATATGATTTATCGAACCCTAGCACCGGAGCTTTCTATCGCGCTCACGATATCTCTGGCATGACCGTCGGCAGCATCGACCAACCTGTCGAGGAATTCATTGGCCCTCTGCAAAGCATCCGATATTTGAGTAAATTTCTCCATGCTTTGTTCATAATAGAGGATCGTGCGGGCATTGAGCTGATCGGTCGTGATTACCGGAGCACCGCCGCCGGCAGGCGCCGGCGCAGCCTCTTGCACACCCTTGATCAGCGCCGTTACCGCTTGCACCAACGGTGTGATCTGCCTGCTGTTGATACCTTGCCTGAAAACGTTAGACAACCGGTCAAATACCAATCCTAGGTTGGTAAATCTCGACATGTTGGTCTCATCTAGCAGTGATATGATTCCCTTGAGGGCGTCACCATACGCTAGTATGTTTCGGGCCGAATCACCAAGAATGGTACCAACGGCAGCGAGCCTTCCTAGCTTTTCGGATGGGTCGGCCGTAAACAATGATCCAATTCCCTGGCTGATACCGGAAAACAGGCCGGGCGTGAAGCCCTCGAGTGCCTGTCTCATCAACCGTATGCCTTCGGCCGCGCTTATCATGTTACCTGCTGGTATTTGGCTGAGCTCGACTATTTGCCTGGTGGTAGCATCAACGCCGGCGGTCCTAAGCTTCGCGAATGCGTCAATTATCTCCGTAACGCTGGTACCCATGTTGCTTACGACGATTCCTGCCCCCGCGAACGCATCCTTTATGGCGGTGCCAATGGATTTAACCAGCTCAGAGACCCCGTTAAATGATTCCCGTATGGAATCGCCGACGCTTCTAAAAATGTCAGCAACCCCGCCAAGGGATTGCTTCACGGAATCGCCGAGGCCCCTGAAAATGTCAGCAACCCCGCCAAGGGATTGCTTCACGGAATCGCCAATGCCCCTGAAAACCTCAGCGACCCCGCCAAGAGCCTTGCCGATGCCTTCGCCAAGACCGATTGCGGCGGTCCCTATGCCCTCGAGAACACTGCGTATACCATCTCCAACGCTGCGAACCACCTCGGCCGCACCAAAGAAAACCTCCTTGATCATCTTACCAAAAGGTTCAAGTGCCGGTCCGGCGATCCTGATCGCCGTGGCAATTCCCATGATGGCCAATGTCACGGCACCGAGTCCTATGAGGGCTGCTGGATTTGCTAGTGACGACAACCCGGCCGAAAGACCACGCAACCCAACCCCCATTCCTCGGAGAAGACCACCTATGCCGGCACCCGGCGCGCTTGCACCTGCACCAGCACCTCTACCTCCTGCTGCGGTACCGATCAACCCACCGGTCATGCGTCCCATCAAGCGCCCCATGCCGGCCCTAAAAACGGAGGTCGCGAGGATAGCACCTGCGGCCACGGTTGCTACCGCAACAACACCTCCGGTTTGTCCGCCCCCGGTCCATGCGCTAATGGTTTCCAATACGGTTTTCAGCCCGCTGCTGAGGGAGGTTACGACCGACGCCATGCCCTCGAGTGCAGGGATCAATACCGGTGTTAGATCAGCAACCATCGATCTTATGGTGTTGCTAAATCCACTCATGGCAGTGTTTAGTCTATTGAATGCTTCTTGCCGCTCAGCGGCTTTTGCCTGTTCGGCTCGCCGTGTTACGTCCTCGGCAGCACGCTCAGCGGCACTTAATGTCGATCGACGTTGTATTTCCCTGTATTCGGTACGGGTTTGATCCTGCAATGCCACTATCCTTGCATGCACCGCCGCGATTTCCGGATTATTTCGTCCGGCCAAGGCCATTTGGCGCAGGCGGTCCTGATCAAACTCCTGTATGGATCTAACCAACTTGGCTCGATCCTCCTCGGTTGCCGTACCGTTGCTTATGGCCCTGGAAAAATCGGTCATCGCTTCGCCGATGCCACCACCGGTGGCCATCAGCATCTGGAACTCCTTCGACATCATGCCAACACCGCCGGTCATGTGTCGTGCCATTTCTTCCATGATGGTCTCGGCTTGGTTACCAAACGAGGCCGCCACGCCGGCCTGTGCTAGGCGGAATCCTTCCTGTGCTGCCGCCGGAAGCTGCCGCATTGCCGTGTAAACCTGGGCATTTGTTGACATGGCAGCAGCATTACGGCGTATCTCATCCCTGCTCCTACCGGTTGCTGCCGATAGATCATTTAGATTATGCAGATATCTGCGGCTTTGTGCCGTAACTTCATCGTCACTTATGTTGCGAAGATCTCCGGATCGTTGTATTTGCGACACGGTTTCCAAGAATGCTTCCTGGCTCTCCCTGTTGGTCATGACGAATTCGGACCCATCTTTGGTTGCTTGAGCAAACATTGCCATGAGCCCGGCCGTTCTTCTATAACCAACACCAACCGTTAGA